GTAACTGTAGGTAAAGAAGTAATTACTTTACCAGCCCAAGTAATGTCAATAGCGTTTGTTCCTGAAGGAGCAGCCTGAGTTGTATCTGCAGTTAGGGTTCCTGCTCTTACAGACCAACGACCAATGCTTTTTGTAAAAGACGAGTCTGCTGTATCCAAAAGTTGGTTTGGAGATTCTGTAATAGTTGGTGCATAGCCCGTAACAGTTTCAATGTAATTGCTAATTCCAATTTCAGTACCTTTTGTAGCAAACAATCGAACGCTTTCACGTATTAATTGTTTTTGGTTTTTATAAGGAATTCCTCTTTCTGGGTACAAACCGTAAGAGAAAAACTTAGGTCCAATAAACTGAGGAGGAATTTTAGAATCACCAAAAGAAGGTGCTATAAGTTTTGCATAGGTCAAAATTTGGTCATAGGTAAACCCAAAACCGTCAAGGAATGAGTACAAAAATAAGTTTTTATCAGGAACATCTGTTGGACTATTGTCGTAGGTAGTAAACACTCTTGGTATTAAATTGTAGAGAATGTCAGTTCCGTTTTTATTTTCTGGCATTAATGTCAATGCGTTTCCAGCATTTAGCCATGTTTCTGTAGATGTAAACAAGTACATGCTGTAATACACAAACTGACCTTGCGGTAAAGCGTACGACGTTTCATTAGAAAGGTTGTCTACGCCATCAGTAAACTGGTCTCTTTCAACTAATCCAGACAAATTTGTTGTTGATGTTTGTTCCCAAATAATTGTTCCGTCTTCTTGGCTTTCTGGAAAATTGTTGTTATTTCTTATAAGGCGTATTTTTGTAAAGTTACCTTGTGGAAGTGACCAAGTTAAGTAAACCTCTGTGTAAGAGATTGCACTGGCTTCAAGAGGTTCAACCGAATAGACAATTCGAGGAGCGTTACCGTAGTACGTTCCTCTATATATGGAGCCAGCGTATTTTGCCACTTACTCACCGCCTAAACCATTTGAATAGCGATGTAATCAAAAAATAGAGTGTAGTTAGGTGCTTGTGAGTCTGTTACTGGTACTGATAAAACTGCTTCATAGGTAAATTGAGACGAGGTAACTGTTTTTACAGTAACGTATCCGTTCTTAACGGTTGTTCCGTAGCGTAATTGTGCTACTACAACAGGAGCAGAACTAAATCTGCCAACAGAAAACAAAGTTGTGCCAATAATTAGTGAGTCACCTGCAACTGTTGTTGGCAGGGCTACTGTACCTGTTTGAATAGCGTAAGGAATTTGACCTTCTCTATTTACACGACCATTAAAGGTCTGAACACCAGCAAAAGAATTGTCTGCAACTTTAGAAGCATAAGATGCAAGGTCAGGAAAAGCAACGGCTAGTGACTCCCAGTCACTTCCGTTCCATACGTACGTTTCTCTATAAGCCATTAGTCAATACCTCGTTACTCAGAAAATTGCTTAGTTTTTTCGTCGTATTTCATACCTGGTCTTACAACGTTTTCGTTATTAGTAATATCCACAATAATTGGGTTACTTGTAATAATTGATGCAAGACGTTCATCTACTTGAAAAAGTTCAACGACTTCTCCGTCTATAACGTAAGCAAGTTGAATAGAGTTATTGTCCATTTTGTTCTCCTTCTGAAGTTTCAGTACCAACTGTAACAGCACCCCATAGCCCTATGGGGCATGAAGCATGAGGCAATTTGGTTTTTTCGGTCATAAAACAACCGCATTTTGTGCAAGTTTTAGTTGCTTGTATTAAGTACTTACAACCAAGACAGTGGTTATATCGGTAGTTCTTGGTCTCTTCGTCAACTCGACCAATTTTTGGGTTTAACAAATCCCAAGGACGAACAGGGTCTCCTGGGTTTTTTTCTTTCCATAATTGCCATGGGCTTTTTTCCGACATATTATCCTCCGTATTGCTTTAGTTCCAGAGACCCTATTGTAGTGCCATCTTGGTAGTTTGATGGATACCCAAACACTCCTGTTTGAGTACCAAACCCAGTTGTAGCATCAGGGTACACAAAATTTGCAACTGCAGTAGTGTAAGCGTTATCAGAAAATACTTCAAAGGTTAGTGTAGTTCCTTGCCCAGTAGCATGAACCGCAACAAAAGGTTTACCCACGTTAATTTGTTCTTTAACCGTTACTGTTCCGTTTATAGACTGAACTAAGTACAGTTTGTAGAAGTAGTTATACCCTGTTTTAGTTACCTCTGCTTGTGGGCAGACGTTTCTAAATCCAGTTGTGTTGCAATTTGGGTAGCCGCAAGGACCTGTACCTGATGCATAGCCTCCAGGACAGGTGTATACGGTTGAACATACGTCTGGTCCGTAAATATCACAGGCTCCCTGTTCGTAGTGACCAGAAATACACCCACTGCAAACTGTAGTTGTATAGGCAGGGGGACAAACGTTCTTTCCAACATACGCAGTTGAACAAACAGTATCTCTATCACAACAAATTGTTCTACAAGTTTGTGTTCCTGGAGTAGTTGTACAACGAGTGATTCTATCTTCGCGAGTACAGGTTGTAGTACTAGGAGAGGTGCTGCAACTTTGACAGTTTTTGATACAAACGTTTGCACACGTTGTTACGGGTTCGTATACTACATAACACGGGTCACGAACTGTTACTTGACTACAACTAGGAACATCACATACAAAGTAAGTAGGAAGGCGATAAAGACAAGGTCCTTGTGTACAGGATTGTCCTGCTTGTAACCCACCAATACAGTAACTATAAGAGCATTGGTTATCTACAATGCAATACCCTTGTTGTACAAGAGCAACTGGACATTCTTGATACTGATATGCCACTTGGTCATACCAAGGAACAACACCCCACCAGTTATTTGCATCTTCAACACGGAATGCAACACCCACCCCAGGAGTAAGTTCATTTGCTTTTAAATCAAAATCACTAATACCAACTTCAACAGTGGCTAAAGGATAGGTAGTTTTACTTGTTGTAACAGCGGCTTTATTTGATTGAACTTGCCAAGTTCCACGACGAGTTACCCATGTCTGTCCAGTAGGGGTTGAACCAAGACCTGTTGTGGTGTCGACTCTGTCAAAAAAATCTTTAAGTTCGCTGATAAAAAATTTACGCCAAACATCGTCGACTTTTACATAGCCTTCTTTAACTTTGCTCCATGCTCCACCTGTTTTAACCCACATTGCTCCACTGGGCTTATAAACACTATTGACTTTAATTTCTAGAGTCATGTGTTAATCCTAAGAGTACTTAAGCCAAATATCGCCGTTGTTTCCGCCTGTTGGGTCAGAAGTAGAGGCAGTGATATTGCGAAGTCGTGAGGTCAGTGCTTGGTCGCCTTGTAGTGTTCCACCAGTGATTTGAATGGTTGTATCGGCAGAGAGAACGGAAGGTGTTGAGTTAGAATCAACCCACATAGAACCATTTGGAAGCCCTAAAGCAGTTCCATCTGGACGAGCATCTTGATAAAGAATTGGCTTAATTTCTTGATTGTTGACGTAGATTTTTCCGTCTTTATCAACTTTAGTTAAAGTTGTACCCGTTGCGTTTTCAAAACGAAGTAGGTCTGCTGTTTGACTTGTAAAGCCTTTTAATTTAAGTGGAATTACTGTTGCAGCAGAAGATTGGACAGTGTCCCCACCAGTGTTATGTATGTACTGTGTGTGAGAATCATTGACTACTCCGTATTCAAGATTTGCAATACGTGCTTTTAAAGTTGCCCATGTTTGGGTGTTCTTGTCTAAAGTTCCAACCCAGCCAGAACTAACTTGTGGGTCAGTACCGAGTGTCGCTTGAAGTGCACGTACTTCTTCTTGTAGAGAGTTTACGTGTTCTGCAAGAACTAAGTCTGTAAAATCAACTTTTGTACTAAAGGCTTTAACACCCGTTGGGTACGATGCTGGCATTGGTTTCTCCTAAACGTCTAAGGCAATTCTGTCGTTAATTGCGGGAAAAAACTCTCTTAACTATGGGTGAGAGTGGCTAATGGGGGCTTTTTGGGTAATTTGAGTCTCTAACGAAGAGATTCTTTGTTCATAGGTTTTTAAGGTATTTGCCATGGCTAGTAAAGTAGCCACTAGGTCTACCTCTGTACTTCCGTTTTTTAATTTTTCAGTTTTAAAGTACGGAGTTAGACCAGTTAAAGAAACCGTATCGGAAAGAACTTTAATACTGACTCTTTTACCTTTTTGGTGCTTTCCAAAAGTGCCTATCCAAACAGGATAATCAGGGTCTCCACCTTCAAAAGAAACCCAAACACCTTCGCCAATTTCAGGCACAGCGACTTTAACACTGGATGTTTCTTGAGGCCAAGCCCAACCAGATTTATCTCCCTCAGCCATAAGTTGTGGGACATTAACCATGACTCTGCGTTGTGCTTCAGGGTCTTTATTGTTTACAACAATGCCCCTGTACATTCCTAAGTAAAGAGTTTCGTCGCTCATGTTTATACTGCTTCAAGAATTACATTTGGTTCTGCAAATGTAAGTATTTCATTAGGCAATGCTGTAATGGCGGTAAGGCTTGGGCTTCCTCCTGTTTTGTATACAAAAACACACTTTGCGGTTTTTACTCCTGGAATTCCTTGTAACGTGTATTCAACATCTTGAACGGTTAAGGTTGTACCAAAATCCACATAGTTATAAGAAAAGTTCTCAACTAGAGTTGTTTTAATGTTCTTTTGCGTTGCCGCATCGGTAAATTGACCGTCTAATGTGTATTGAAGATTTAAAGTAACGGGAACATAAGTAGGTCTAGTAACAGTTAAAGTCGTTCCAATTAACATTTTATCTTTAAAATAGTCAACAACTGAAGCAGCAATTGTAGTCCATTCAATTGTTGCATCTCCCGTAGGTTCATCAATTCCTGGAGTTGCGTCAAAATCATCAAAAGAACGGTAAGGAGCCATGTACAGCGTTACCGATGTTGGAGAAACAGCAATGGCTTTTGCTTTTCCAACACTTTCTACGGATAAAGCCAAATTTTGAAAGTCGTCTAATGTAATAGCACGATTTTGTGCTCTTAAAAAGAGCGGAGCGTTTTGTCTAATAGACTCGTTAGATTCTGGCTCAGAACCTCCTAAACCAGCAGTCACATTAGTTACATCAATATAACCTGTTAAAGAGGTTGTTTGTTGTTGTGAAAGTCCTGGAACTCTGTCAATTGTGTCAACAATGCTAACAGCGATATTTCCAACACTTCCTCCACCAACAACATATTTTGCACGGATTGTTGCTTGAAAAGTTGGGATTGCTCCAGAAATTCCGTCTCCAAATAAAATGTAGACATTGTTGTCTTTATCTAATCGAGTGGTATACACAGAATCATTTGGGCCGTAATCTAAAAGGTGTTGAACTCGTGTCCACTTTTTCCACGCCGTTCCACCTTGAACGTATAGTTCAATACTGTTAGTTACTACAGGACTATCGTCAATTTCAAAAACTTGAGAGGGTTCTCCACTAGAAGAACCAAGGTTAGCCCCATATTCTGAAGCCGATTCAACTGTGTTTAACTCACCGTGATATGCTAAAACAGTTGCTTCTCCACGAGATACACCAACAGCAGCAGGAACAGTGCAACTAGAAGAAGTTGTAAAAACAACAGACTTAACACTGTCTCCCAATATTACGTCTCCACTTACTCTAGTTTCTGCAGGAATAACAACAGTTGTGCTAGATGAATTGTAAAATTTTAGGTTAGTTAAAGCATTTGAATATCCTGAAGGAGAGTATCCGTATGTCTCAGCAATAGACAAAATACTGTCTCGTTGAGTTGCGGTTGTTAAAAAAGATTCGTTTGCCATTCTATCAATATAGTAATTAGCAATATCTCCCATATAAGCAAAAGCCTCTACTAGTGCAAGGCCAAAATCAGAATCTTCTGAGGCTGTCCATTCAGGGATTCTTGATTGAACACGAGCAATCAGTTCTTCTTTAATAGCGTAATAATCTCGGCTTGTGTAATCAACGGTTACTGGTATTTCGTTATTTGCCATTATAGACTCTCCTGATATGGTTGTTGTTTATTACCGACTGCTGTCATTGCAACAACAACAGTATCGACTTTATCATTTGGTAACCGATAAGTGATGGTTATGTTAAATCGTCCTAGTTCGTCTTGTACAACAAAATCTACGTCAATTAACCCAAGAAGAGGAAGATTTGTAGAAAAGGCTTTTTCAATCTCTATTCGTGCGTCCTGAGAAAAAGTGTTTAAGCCAGCATAGTTGTATTCTGCAAGACGTGTACCAAAGCCTGGACGTTGAACACGCTCTCTTACCATTGTTCCTACGGCAGACAAAACCCTGTCTTGCCAAATTTTAGATTGGTCATAGGTTTGAAGAATACGACCATACGAGTCTAAACGCATAGGTAGTGATATTGCTGTTTCAGTCACGTATTATCTCCAATTCCTTGAGCCAATAGTATAAGTTGTTGGGGAAGAAAATTCAGGGCTCACTGGCTTTGATAATCTTGGACTAGTTGGTTTTGTTATGGTATCTCCATCATTAAAGTCTCTAAGGTTTAAAGAAGGAACAGAGCCAGAGGATTTTTTTCTAGTTGGTGTTACTAGTGTTTCTCCACGACCGTCTGATAAAACCCAACCAAAACAACTGTAGTGTCCGTTTTGACCAAATGTATGGGTAACTTTTTTTACCAACCAATACCCATCAGAGATTGAGTCAATGCCGTCAACTTCTACTAATGAATATGGGGAAATTCTAGGGTCTCCTTGTCCTTCAAAATATGCAGGAATTGTAAATCGTGCCTTTGCCGCTCTGGCTTCTGCTGTTGCTTTAGACACTTCTTTACTGTTAGCCACTCGATTCACAGACACTTCTTCAAATAAAACAGGGGTTTTAGTTGTTTTAATTTTTTTTGTTTCGGTTGTAGATTTTGTGTTTTTAAAAGCCGTAGCCTTTACTGGGTCAACTCCAGATACTGTTTTTGATGAGTTTTTTTCCATACCTGGACGAGTTAAGTAGTCTCCGTATTCAGGCTCAAATTTGTCTAAAGTACGCTCAATGGGAGAACTAAACGGAGCAATATTTGGGTTTTCAAAAAACAGAACTGGAATAGTTCCCATACATTTTTCAATAATGTCATCAATAGATTGAAAATAAAGAGACGTTCCTTTAATATAAACAGCGTAGCCAGTTTTTTCGGCTAAAGTTTTTAAGAACTCCCATTCAGTTTCTCCGTGTTGACTGAGTTGAGAATAACGCACAGACGACTGTGTTACAACAGGCTTAAGTTTATTCCTTTTTGCAATATCAGACACAACTTCCGAAACAGTACGGTTTGCCCATACTTTTTGACGTGGGGTTTTTAAATCAAACGACGTACCTAAACACATAACCTCAATGTTTTGTTCTAGTTGGGCTGCTTTTGTTCTTTTGACAGACCAGACGTATCCGTGAAATTCTCCAATAATTCCGTTTCCAGTTTTCCATGTAACTTTTACAGGTGTTTTTGTTTTTAACGCTTTGTTAAAAAAAGCACCAAATTGAACGTACTTCAACGTTAATACGTCATGTTGGTTTATTTCTTGCTGCAACATAACAGTAAAAGGTCTTTGAGACATAGACGGGTAATCAGGAAATTCAACAACGTATTTTGTAGAAGTTCTAGATTGATGAGTTTGAGAAAATTGTTTAGAAGGCACGAGGAATCCTTAACATTGTTCCAGGAAGAATCCATGCAGGGTTGATTTGTTCTGGGTTAAAATCCATAATTCTCCACCAGTATTCAGAGTCTCCTAAAAGTTTTGCTGCAACAGCGTCAATTCTGTCACCGTCTACCCACTCGTAATAATAAATCTCAGACACATCATCTGGATAAACTCGATACACGGTTAACTCAAAGGTCTTTTTTACTGAGTTATACGCTTTTGTAATTGTTCCGTCAGCGTACCTGCTATCTAAAAAAATCATGAGGTTTTACCTAACTTTCCTTTAGGAAGGTCATAATAACGAGACGCACTTATGGTAACTGTTGTAAGAAGAGGAACCATTCGTTCGTTAAACATTACGTGGTTTAAACTTAAGTTTGTAATACGTCCTAAATACCTAAGTTTACTGCCTAAATGAAATTCAACAGCCATTCCATTTAACCAACCAATATCCCAAGTTTTTCCTCGCAATATGCTTTGGTAAGACCCTCCTGCTCCATGGATTGCTTTAAATAGGTACTCAATGTCGTACATTGTTCCACGTTCGTAGATTTCTTTAAGTTCTGCTAAATCAAACTTTTCTCCATAAATGTCACTTAATTGATATGAATTAGGTTTTTTAAACGCTGGGTCTTTTTCAGGATTAGCCCCATACGGAGCAACGTTAGAGCCTTCAATGTAGGGAATATAATTCATGTCTTCAATACGGTTTAAATACAACTCAAATTGAAACCCACTTTGAGTTGCTAAAGGAGTTGTAATATTAAAATCATCTTTTCCAGACATCATAAGTGTTGGGCTAACGTTTGCTAGTGTTCCGTAGTTTTGCATAATACTTGTTGGGTTATAGTGAAAACGGAATCCATGGGCCCCTTTATCTTTTTGAGTTTGTCCAGGGGTAGTGCTGTTAGCGTTTAGATAAAAGGCAGTTTCCATACTCATTTGAATAGCACCTCGGCTATTTTGAGCAGCATTAAACCCCTTTAATGCATCTACAAATGGTGAAGGTCCAGAAAACCCAGAATCAGTAGCCTTTATTTGAGGCCCAGTTGAACGAAACAAGGCTCTGCTAACAAGCGGAGCGTTGTAGGAGTACGGGCCACGAGGAATGTCTTTTGAGTCTGAACCTGTTTTTTTAGGGTCGGTAGGGTTAGAAGATTGTTTGTTCTTTGCGTCTTCTACTCGTTTTTTAGTTGTTTCAGTCTTTCTCTTTCGTAGAGCAATTGCAGCAGGAGACTGATTTAGTCCAATAGTTCTTTCAATACTTGTTTTAGCAGCAATCGCTTCAGACAATATTTGTTCTTGTTTATTAACGCTTTGTTTAGCATTAGTGGCTTGTTTTTTTGCTTCTGCAAGAAGGTCTTTTTGAGTTTGACCAGCAGGAGGGTCACCGTATTGGTCAATAATATCGTTGGCTCTTTTAGCCCAATATTGAAGACCTTCGTTGTAGGTTTTTAAAAGTGTTTTAGAAGAATCAATCTTCTTTTGAGCAGCACCTAATTTCGCAGCACGTTGTTCTTGAAGTACTTTTTGGTCTCTTACAATACGGTCAAGATATAAAGGGTCATTTTGAAGTTTTTCTCTAGTTCTGGCATCTTGTCCAGGGCTGTATAAAGGACCAGGCATTAGGAGTTTCCAATCATTCTAATAATCTTGTCGTTTTCTAACTCTGCTTTAACAATACGAACAAGGTTCATAGCCTCTGCTTCACTTGCTCTTTCAACGTTAACATTGATGTTAATGGTTGGAGAAACCAACATAGGATTACTGCTTGACATAGATTGAGTAGCGACACTAGTTGCTGCTCCACCACCAGAAAATCCTTTATAAGAGTTTTGCCCTGTATTTCCTGTAACCCAAGCAGAGTTGCTAACTGATGAAAGAATGCTAGAGGTATTTCCTCCTCGAAGTGCGTTTACAATTGAAGTGTACCCACGTGCATCGGCATTTTTTCCAGTAAGAGTGTTGATAGTGGCTTGAAGCCCTTCTTCCCAACTCTTATAACGCTTCACTCCGACAGAGTTCATAGACTCGTTACCACTCATATCAAGTGTTGTATTTAAAGGGTTGTAGTTAGCACTGTTATTCCAATGACCGCCTTCGTGTGCCATCCACGTTGTAACAGCAGCAATCGCTTCAGGAGTTGCAGCAGCACCTAACCCTGTTAAAAGTTTAGTTGCCCATTCTTTTTTGTCTCCTGTTCCCAAAATAATTCCTGGAGTACCGCCAGCAGCAACAGCCGCTGCTCCAGCAGGGGTATTTATTGAGACACCTTTTGCAATTAAAGAGGCAGTGGAATCTGAGGCTAACATTTTTTCTAATGAGTAAGCATTAGATTGAATTCCTTGCATTCCTGCAGTTAATCCGCCAGAACCTGAAAGCAGTTGATTCAAAGTCTCAGCAAACCCACCACCCGCTTTTTTTAATTCTTCTGGGTTAACGGGGTTGTTTTTTCCTTTACGAACTTCAAAGTGTAAGTGAGGACCAGTTACGTTTCCTGTGTCACCTGACTTTGCAATAATCTGACCTTTAGTAACGGTCTGACCAACAGAAACAAGAACTTGTGATAAGTGACCGTACAAAGTTTGATACCCATTACCGTGGTCAATCTCTACTGTTTTTCCGTAGTCAGCACCAGGGCTTGTATTAACTACAGTTCCACCCATTGCTGCTTGAACGGGAGTTCCAACAGGAGTAGGGTAATCGTCTCCAGTGTGTGTTCCACCAGACCAAAGACTTCCCTTTGCACCGTAAGCCGTTCCTTTTGCAGCGTTTGCTACTGGAGAAACTGAGCCTCCCGATGCTCCTCCTGATGCACCAAATGATGCACCAAAGCCTGGGTTACCTCCACCAGAACCAAACATATTGCCAATTAAATGGCTGCCTCCGTAAATTAATCCACCAATTCCTGCACCAACAGCAGTACCAAGACCAGGGACGACGCTACCTATAGCGGCACCCGCCAACATGGAACCACCTAAACCAAACGCATTTATTCCTTTGTTTTGAGAGCCTGCTTTATAACCACTGTATGCACCCATTGCTAATCCAACAGGAGCAATTACTTTTCCTGCAACAGACTTAGCAGCAGTTGCTACACCGCCTTGAGCAACCTTTCCAGCCAAATATCCACCACCAATAGAACCAAGAATGTTAGAAACTCCGCTAATAACGCTTCCTGTTGCAACACCAAGTCCTCCACCAACACGGCTTTGAGAAATTCCTCCAAGCAATCCGTTTACATATCCGATTTGGTCTGCAAATGTTTGAAGACCTCGGTTTGCTGCTTCAACAATATCTGCTGCATTTTCCATTCCTTTAAGAACAGGTTTTACGTAAGCATTTAAAGTTTCAACATCTGATTGAACAATACGCTTTTGTGCATTAAGTGGGTTATCTGCATTCATACCCATTGCAGCAAAGTCTGACTGTTTACCGCCTGCTTTTTGCATTAAGAACTGATAAAAAAGTTGTTTTTGGTCGTCAGAAAAACCAAGACCACTAGCAGTTGCTCCAGCAATACCTGCTTGGATACTGTTCATAGTGTCTTGAACGCCCATTTTTCCACGTCCGTATGTCATACGACCATAGACCTGTTCAAAAATCTCATTCATGTTTCGCATCTGACCCGTTTTAGCGTTGTAGGTATCAACGCCAATTCCGTATAACTGTGCACTCATACTGCCTTGAGTTAGCCCAGACATAGCAACAGCGGCATTTTCGTTTGCCATGTTCATGTAACGAGCAGCCCCACCAATTTCTCGTACCATAGAGTTGTACTGAGAACTTCCAGGCATAACACCACGAGCCGCTAATATTGCGGCAGTTGCTGCAGGAGACTGCTCGCTTGTAATTCCGCCTTTGCCAAGTCCACGCATTGTGTTTGCTGTGACTTGTGAGTATGACATTCCGCCAGAACGTAAAGACGCTCCATAATAATTTGCAGAACTTGCCATTACAGAAGTTGCTGAAGGAGCAGCCATAAACGCACCACCAACAACGCCAAATACAGCCGCTGCACCGCCTTGCATTACTCCTAGGCTTTTAGAAGTACCTCCACCAAACTTTTCAACAGTTTGAAGTCCTTCTTTAGTGTAGTCACGATAACTAGAGTCAGCACTTTCGCCACCAAAACTAACTTTAGACATACCTGGCATGACGCTACCGCCACCAGATGCAATACCTCTGTCTCCGCCACCACTTGCTGCACCTCTAACGGCACCAGGAACTTTACCTGCTTTACTACCAATTCTGTCTAGGCTTTTTTCGATACCAGCCAGTTTTTTGGCAAGACTATCTAACTCATCATTAGTCTTTTTTAATGAGTCATTAATCTCTGCCATGACAACTCCTTAGTATCCTTCTTTAACCAGACTTAACCAGTTTTTTCTTTCTCTTACCGAAAGGTCTTTAATTTCAGTAAGAGTCCAACCTGTGTGACGGTCCGACAATGCCAGCCATTCAGCCATTAAAGTCGGGTATGCAGTTATTTTAGAAGCGAAAAAGGCTTCCTAAATTAATAGGAACTCGTACCTCGCTTTCGCAGTCAGGGCAAGTGACTGCTATATCTTCAAAAACTGGGCCGATATTGTGTTTGTTAATTGCTTCACCAATTTTTTTGCGGTCGTTAATTCCAAGATTTTGTACTTGCATTCTGCTAATAACAGACTTCCCGTTAATACGAGTTACGCATTGTTCTAGCAAAATAGTGGTCAACTCTGAGACTGTTTTGTCTGAATTGTTAACCAATTCTTTTTGAGCAAACCCTGTAGGAAGACTTACTACTACTTCTCCCACCTTGCAATCAACAACAAATGAACGTTCATCAACTAAAGGACGAACCTTAATGTCGTCGTCAATACTTACATTGACGGGCTTAAACTCATTACATCCGCCACAAAAACCCTGCACTTCTGCTGTAGGGCCGAAGGTGGCTTTGTAAATGCCTAGCATAATTGCGTCACGGTCTCCTGCAAGTAGTTGGTCTACTAATTCCTCAGTAGCAACTTCACCGCCAATTTTGACCGTGCCTCTATACAGAATTGACAAAAGGGCTTTTCCAAGATTTTGTGCTCTTGCAATTGCCTCTTCATCTTTTCCTGTAAGTTCACGCACTTCCACGTCAGTGACGGTCTCCCCAGTAGGTGTTATGTACCCACCAGGGAGAGTCACGTATACATCAGAAGGAGTGCTTACAATTACATCGTTTTTCTTAGTCTCTGGTTCTGCCATTGCTTGTGCAACCAACTGGTTTACAAGTTCTGGGTTTTCAGATGCTTTTACGGTATTAGTAGTCATGTTGTTTTCCTTTGAGAGTTAATTAAGAAATTGCTGGTGCGGTTATAAACTTCTTGTCAGTCTTACCGATATCTCCCCAAGAAGTATCAAACCCTTCGTGAACAAGAGTCATTTGCTCTACGAGCAATGAGTTATCTCCTGCATTAAGGTCTGAATACGCCAAGGCTGTAGGCCATGCGTTGTATACCTTAAAACGCATTGCAATATCAGTTGGAGTTGTATCAGTTGTGTCTGCTGTTGCAATTGGATGAGGTAGAACTTGAATCTCTACATCACAACGGAAGTTTTGGTTAATTGTGCGACCACTTCCTCCTTGAACTGTGTAAAACATGTTCTTCATCCATGTCCATTGTGCTTTTGAACCCAACAGTACACCACGTTGCAACGTTAATGGTTGAAACGAAGTTTGACCAGGAATCTGGTGAACTGTTGTGTTGTAACCACCTTCACGATATGGAATCGAGTCAGTTGTTACAGCCAACCCTGACACAGACGTAAAGCCCATAACTGCTTCAAGGTCTGGCAGGTTTGTGTCGCCTGCATTTAACTTTATAAACTTTACGAGAAATCGAAAGTTTCTAATCGGGTCAGTCGCAAGCGATGACCTATTCTTATCTACAAATGCCATTTTTTAGGCTCCTTCTGTCTAGTTTAGCGTCTTCTGGCTAAGGTTAATAACCACGAATTCGGCAGGGTATTGCAAAGCCACGCCAACTTCGATGCGTACTTCGCCACTTGCAATTGATGTTGGTGTGTTGTTCTCTGCATCGACCTTAATGAAATAAGCCTCTGCTGGAGTATTTCCACGTAGTCCACCTTGATTGCGGTACTCGTTTAAGAAGGTATTGATTGTTGTGTCAATACGTGCCCACAAGTCCTCATTGTTGTTCTCGAATAACGCAAACTCAGTTAGGTTTTGCAAACTTTGCTTAATGAAAATAAGCGAACGACGCATATTGACATACTTGTTTGCAGTTCCGTCTTGTTTCAAAGTACGGGCTCCCATAACAGCAAGACCAGCACCAGGAATTTGACGAATTGGGTTTAGTGGATAAGTTGAAGAGTTAAGGGTGTCTAACTCTGTAGAAGTAAATACACGCTCTACTGATATTGCACCAGCAACAGTTGCATTTAAACCAGCAGGTGCCTTAAACGGACCTGTTGTTGCATCTGTACGTAGGTACAGACCAGCAACCGCACCAGCAGGACCAACCTTACGGATTGAACCACTACTACGACCAACAGGGTCTGTAATGTAAACGTGTGGGTAGTACATTGCTGCGTAACTTAAACCTCCGCTAACAGAAGTTGCAGTTGTAACTGCTTGAGCAACTGTACGGTCTGCTTGAGTTTCTCCAACAAAAAAGTTTTTTCCACCTAGTGCACACCAGTTAGCAATGTCGTTTTGAAGCGTGGTTGCTGCAGAAGCAGACAAAGTGTCATACAGTGCAGGTAACCAAACAATCAAAGGTCGGTCAATAGTTCCAAAAGCAGCAACTACTCCGTCAGTTCCACTTGAGTAGTCTGTATCCACAACTGCACTTCCGTTATTTCCGTTTGTAAATGGTACAACGGAACTAGAAGGGTTATTTACATTGTCGTTTACAGCAATACTTACTAAAGTAGAAACCGAGTTAATTACTGTTGTTGCGTAATCGCTTGATGATGGAACATCGAAGTACACGTTGTCATATTGCTCAACTACTACGTCGTTTGTAACATCACTTGAAGTTCCAGCAACGCCTTCTTTGTAAATAGCGATGTTATAACTATTTCCTGCAGAAGTTCCTGAAGTTACTTGAACACGATAGTTATTTCCGTCAGTTCCCTTGTTCTTTAAGGTAAAGGTTGCAACAGCACCAGAACCAGAACCACGAGGAACAACTGCGGTTGCAGCCTGAGCAGATTGTCCAATAATACGCTTGACGTAAAGTTCACGTCCTCCGTTTTGGAAGAACATTGCTACTGAAAATGTCGCTGGGTAAGCAGCGTTATATCCACCAAAGTTCTTAGTAAATTCATACCAAGAGTTGACCAGAGTCGTTGTTGTTGGACCCTGAGCAAATGGTGCAGCGACAGCACCAGCAGCCTGTGCTGTTACTGTTTGTGTGATGGGTGCTGGGAGTAGGGATTCACTGATGTAAATACCTGGTCTCTTGTAAACAGCCATTGTTTTCTCCTATCTATTTGTTTGGTAGGTGGTCCGAGTTATGCCTGAGTTTGTTGCGTGTATGAAATGCCTGTGAAGCGACCACGAGGAGTAGCAGCAGGGCCTGTAACCGATATTGTTTTTGCTTTGTGGAACTCTTTGTACATATCCTGAGGAATCTCGCTAGAGACACGGACAGTAAATGCGTTGATGAATAATCGTTTTGCGTTTTCAACAACGTCACGTTTTGCAACGTCTAGAACATCTAGACGACGAACCGTATCGTCATTACCAATTAAGGTAGCAAAGCGAAACTTTAAACGGGTGTACAACAACTCAGCCAAAATTGCTCTATCGTGACGAGGGTGGCGAGAGTAAGTTGTAATTTGATAATCAATGTTTAGTGGAATTGGGTAATCAATTTCAAAGCCTTTATTAGAAGGCAGATTGTTTGGCTTTAAATACCAGGCTGATGTACCTGCAATTGGATTACTTGTGCTATCAATAATCTTTCCACGATGAGCACGAGCACGGTCTTCCATAACATCAATTAAATCAATTGTAATAAAAGGGTAACTAGCATCACGTAGTTCTTGGTCTGGTTGACCAAACCAAACTCCAACAGGACGTGCTACTTGCTCATTGTCGGCACGTTGGTCAGTTACGGTAATGCCCTTGAGAAGTTCTTTAAGCATGTTATCTTCTTCAAGAAAAAGTGGGCCTAAACTCATAGAGAGGCTCCTAACAACTTGTGAGCAGTCTTAAGAAGAAACTTCTCAGACTCCTCTAGACGGTTTTCAAATCTACGAATAGCAGCAGTAGGTTGACGGTCGGGTGTGCCGTACTCCCAGTTATCTGCTGATTGACGGTGCTTCTTTGGAATAGAAACAGAAAGACGGTTGTTCTTATACACAACCTTTAATGAGTTGGCGACTTCTGGAGTCCAGCCACTAGCAAGTGCTTCGTTGCGAAGTTGAACAGTCATAAACTTCGCTGTTTCTAATGCGGATTGCTGCAGTGCCTTTTGGTAATCAGCGATTTTTTTCACGGCGTGACTTCTTCATTTGTTTAATTAGGAGTTCAGTGCCAACGTAACCAGCCAAAAGACCGACTACAAAACTATGCTGATTGTGGGTCTTTAACCCAAACATCCCTTTTACAAATTCGTCACGTTCTTGAGCAGACTGCGTTTGAGCAATCTGTTCATACCATGGAGTAGACATCGCAATCCCCTTTGAGGCAGCAGGTAAATCAGCAAGTAAAGCAGTAACAACCGCACAGTTATTACTACCCTTAGAATAAAGAAAAGCCCCCATCTCTGGGGGCTTAACTCTTACTTCTTTTTCTTTTTCTTAAGAGCCTTGAAGTCTTTTCCATCAATCTTGTCTGTTGGTTTTGCTGCTCCTGCAAGTTTTGATTGCTTTGGAGACATTCCTTTCTTACCCTTGGCACCCTTGCCAAAACCTGGCTCGCCCTTTTTCTTCATACATCCGCATGTTGCACACATGTTATTTGCCTTTCGTAGGTTTAGCGACTTTTTTCTTACCCGAACCCTCTGGAACACAGTTTGGCACCTTTTTGCCATTCTTGTTCTTAAAGCCAACTTGAACGTAGCCATCCCAACAAGGATTGCTTGATTTAGTCGTCTTTTTTGCAACCACAGTTATTACATCCGCAAGTAGTTACTTCTTCTTCTGACGTGCTGATTTGCACTTGTTGCACTGACATTTGCACCCCTTCATTGGTTTGTTTTTAGCACAGGTACACCCGCATGAGGCACACATTAGAGAGACTCAGCAAAACGGTTTAAGTCGTAAATCACATTCTCTTTCATTGGATGAATAGTTTCAATTGCCTCAAACTCATTTGCAATAGATGCAAGAGAAGCCTTGATTGTTTCTGTGTTTACTTCACCAGATTCAATTTGGTCCTTAACAATTGTTATTTTTCCAACAATTGGAGCAACATCAGCGTTCATTTGAGCATTCATAGCCTCATCAGGCATTTGAAGACCAATAGCCATTCTGGTTAAATCTGCAACTAAAGTTTCCATTATTTTCCTTGCTTTCTATGTGGGTTGGCTTTGTGCCAAGTTTGCACGGCTTTTACGCCCTGCTTAACGTTGGTAGCCCCCGCCTGTTTTGTAAGGTTTATCTTATCGTACTTGCCCTGTTTAGAGTTTGTGTGCTCTACAACAACATCTCCTTTTTTGTTCTTAGAGACCTTGTGGGCAATATGAGCCTTACGACCAGGAACTCCAATAGCAATAGTTACTGGCTTCTCTGGTTTAACAGGTTTCTTTTTTTCAGCCATTATGCAGGCCCTAGAGTGGTAACCGTTCCTGATGAGCCTCGGTATTTGAGAGCACCAGCCTCCACAAAAAGAATTCCTCCACCCGCTAAATTAGCGGTAGGGGCTGTTCCATTTTGCATAAGAAGTTTATCTGCGTTTATATTCTGGAAATAATCAATAGAGTTAGTAGTTCCACCAGTGCCTGATAGTGCCACTAGGGTTGACCCTGGCTTATCAAATACGCAG